TCTAAAGGGTCTTGACAAACGTGCTAAATATGTTATAGTAATAAACAATATGAAATATAAACCTTATAATTTAAATGATGTAAACGAATCATCTAATCGTAAACTATTCAATGTGATATCTACATTCGCAGGCGGTGGTGGTTCATCGACTGGATATAGACTATCTGGTGGTGAGATACTTTGTGTGAATGAGTTCGTGGAAGAAGCGCGAAATACTTACTCAGATAATTATCCAGATACACCGATACTACCAGATGATATTAAGAAACTGACTGGTGATTCTTTTTTGAATCTTGTTGGATTGAAACAGGGTGAACTTGATATACTTGATGGTTCACCACCTTGTTCTGCGTTTAGTGTCGCAGGTAAACTTTCTCATGGTGCGGGTGGTAAACACTCCGATGGCTGGGGTCAGACTAAAAAGTATTCTGATGATAAGATGGTTGAAAACATTGAAGATTTATTCTTTGAGTTTTTAAGAATCGCAGAAGAAATAAAACCGAAAGTTATTATTGGTGAGAATGTAAAAGGACTTACAGTTGGAGAAGCGAAACAATACTTCAATAAGATACAAAATACTTTTGAAGAGATTGGTTATGAAGTTATCGCGAAAGTTTTAGACTCAAGATACTTTGGTGTATCACAAACAAGAAGTAGAGTTTTCTTTATTGGTATAAGGGAAGATGTATGTGAGACTGTTGGTCTTAACTTCATGACTATATCAAGTGTCTTTCCAACAGAAAGTGAGGATGTGATTCCACTTCGAGAATGTGTGAAGGGATTAACCTATGACCAAGATGAGATTGATTATCTTACAGGGAAGTTTGTAAACGCCGCAGTCTGGAAGGATACGGGAATACATATGCCCAAGAATCCACCAAAGGTATTATCTGGTATGGATTATCATCCTAAAGGACATCACTTTAATTTAAAAAGATGTTCTCTTGAAGTACCTGCGCCTACTCTCACTGCGATGGGTTCTCGTGAAAACTCTGGTGGCGCATTTCATTGGAATGAACCAAGAAAACTAACTCTCGGTGAATTAAAAAGAATACAATCACTTCCAGATGATTTTAAACTGACTGGTAAGTGGGGACAGAAGGCGGAGAGGATTGGAAGAATGGTGCCTCCACTGATGATGAAGGCTATCGCAGACTCAGTATATGAAAAGATTTTAAAACCATACAAGGAGAAACAATAATGGATTATGATTTTACATTCGCACACAGACAAGAAGGATTTGATGAACATATTAATCAATCTATTCGTGGATATTCAGAATTATTAAATGATGTTATCGCATACAGTCAATACTTTGTTGACTCTGGAACAAATGTTGTTGATATTGGATGTTCAACTGGTAAGTTGACTGAGAGAATGATTGAAAAAAACTTTGGAGTTATCTGTGATGTAAATTGGATAGGTGTTGAACTTGCGACTGGATTTGTAAAACCACTTCGACAGAGAGAGGAAAGTCTTCGTAAACAATTTGCGAATGAGAGAATATCTTTTATCTTTGATGATATCTGTAATTATGAATTTAATAATTGTTCTCTAGTCACCTCTATCTTTACACTTCAGTTCATGTCACCTCGAAAAAGAAAGATGGTTCTTCAAAAATTATATGATGGACTCAATGAAGGTGGTTCGTTTATCATGAGTGAAAAGACTATTTGTGAGAACGCAAACTTTCAAGAGATGTTGACATTTAATTATTATGATTATAAAAGAGATTCTTTCTCTACTGATGATATTATGGATAAAGAGAGAGAACTAAGACATATGTTAAAACCAAATACTTATGAAGAGATTATTGATATGTTAAATGATGTTGGTTTCTCAAAGACACAATGTTTTTGGAGAAATCATATGTTTGTCGGTATTATCGCTTTAAAATAATATATTAACTATCCATTCCTTATAAATAATTAGAAAAAAGGATTTGCGATGGCGACACTATCAAATATATTTATTGACCAAGACGCAACTTTTACTACTACAGTTACAGTTAACGATAGTACAGGAAGTGCGTTGAATCTTACTGGATACACAGCAGTTGCACAAATTCGTAAAACTTATTTGTCATCAACCGCAACTTCAATGACTGTCGCATTCGCGACTGATAGAAGTACTGGACAAATAACATTAAGTTTAACGGCGACACAAACAGGAGCATTAAAAGCGGGTAGATATGTTTATGACCTCGCGATTACAACTTCTGATAGTGCGACAACAACAAGAGTCATTGAGGGAGTCGCAACAGTAAATCCAAGTGTTTCAAGATAGGAGTATTAGATGTCAACGATAACCGCAAATTTAACATCATCAAGAAGTGTTACTGGAAGTTTCGCACAGTCGAGTCAACCACAAGTTGTAAGAGTTACTGTCCCTGGCCCACAAGGCCCGACAGGAAGTTCAGCGAGTACACTACAAACATTATCTGATGTTGATGTATCAACATTAAACGATGGTGCATTATTACAATACCAAGCTTCAACTGATAAGTTTGTCGCACGAACAAGTATTGATACAACCGCAGGTGATATTGTTTTAAGTGGTGGTAGTTTCTAAGGAGTTTAAACAATGGCAGTAACATTACAGATAAAAAGAAGTACTGGAACAACCGCCCCATCCTCACTCGCAGATGGTGAACTGGCGTATACACATGGTACGGGTACACAAGGAAACAATGGCGATAGACTTTTCATAGGAGATGGTAGTTCGATTAATGTAATCGGTGGACAATATTTCTCCGATATGTTAGACCATGTCGCAGGTACACTTACCGCAAGTTCTGCAGTTGTTGTAGATTCAAACAAAGCGGTCGATGAACTTCTTATTGGTAATAATAGTAGTACTGGTGGTACTTTAAAATTAAATGAAGGTACATCTAATGGTAGTCACTTCATTGGTTTAAAAGCGGGTAACTCACTCGCCGCAAGTGTAACATTTACTTTACCAACCGCAGATGGTAGTTCTGGACAGGTTATAAAAACAAACGCAAGTGGTACATTATCATTCGCAGATGAAACACCCGCATTAGATAATATCGCCGCAGGTGACGCAGCAGCAACCTTAACAACAACCGCTGGTAATATTACCATAGACGCACAAGGTAATGATACTGATATTATCTTTAAAGGAACAGATGGTAGTTCAGATACAACATTCTTAACTATCGATGGTTCTGACGCAGGTACATTAATCGCGAACCATGATTTAGAATTAGGAACAGATGGTTCAATAGTTAAATTTGGCGCAGATAACGAAATCACACTTACTCATGTCGCAGACACAGGTTTACTTTTAGAAGATTCTGGTGGTTCACCAACATTACAATTACATGACGCAAATGAGTCGGTGTCTTCAGATGGAAGTAATTTAATATTAACATCTGGCGGAACTGCATTCACAGTACCATCTTCTGATGGTTCTAGTGGACAATTTTTAAAAACAAATGGAAGTGGAGCATTATCTTTTGATACAGTATCAAGTGCAGCAGATGATATAACTGCTGGTGATGCCGCTGTAACTATTACGACAACATCTGGAAATATCACAGTAGATGCTCAAGGTAATGATACAGATATTATATTCAAAGGAACAGATGGTTCAGCAGATACAACATTCTTAACAATAGATGGTTCAGATGCTGGTACATTGATTGCTAATCACGATTTAGAATTAGGAACAGATGGTTCAATAATTAAGTTTGGTGCTGATAATGAAATTACATTAACTCATGTAGCAGACACAGGATTATTACTCGCAGATAGTGGTGGTTCACCAACACTTCAGTTACATGACGCAAACGAATCTGTATCCTCAGATGGTAGTAATTTAATCTTAACATCTGGTGGAACTGCATTCACAGTCCCTTCTTCAGATGGGTCAAATGGACAGTTCCTAAAAACAAATGGTTCTGGAACATTATCATTTAGTGGAGTTACCGCAGACGCAGTCGCAGCAGATGATATTAGTAGTGGTGATGGAGCAGTTAACATAACAACATCATCTGGTAATATCACAATAGACGCCGCGGCGAATGATTCAGATGTTATCATCAAAGGAACAGACAATACCGCAGATATCACTATGGCCACATTCGATGGTAGTGACGCAGGTACACTTATCTTAAATCACGATTTAGAATTAGGTACAGACGCTTCTATAATTAAGTTCGGCGCAGACAATGAGATTACATTAACTCATGTCGCTGATACAGGATTACTTTTAGAAGATTCTGGTGGAACACCTACATTACAATTCCATGACGCAAATGAATCTATTTCATCAGATGGTGGACATCTTATATTTACATCTAATGGTGTCGCATTTGATTTCCCAAGTGCTGATGGAAGTGCAGGACAGTTTCTAAAAACAAATGGTTCTGGAGTTTTATCATTTGATACAATATCAAGTAGTTTTACACTCGCAGCAGATAGTGGAAGTAATGATTCATTCTCAACTGGTGGTACATTAACATTTACTGGTGGTGAAGGTATTGATACAACAGTATCAAATGATGAAATTACTATCGCAGGTGAGGACGCAAGTACATCTAATAAGGGTGTCGCCTCATTTAGTTCAGATAACTTCGCAGTATCATCTGGAGCCGTAACAATTAAAAATGGTGGTGTTAACAATGATGAACTAGCGGGTTCAATCGCAAACGCAAAACTTGCGAATGATGGTATTACAATTGGTTCTGATGATACATCACTTGGTGATACAATCACAGATTTAAATGGATTAACTTCTGTTGATGTTGATAATATCACAATAGATGGTAATACAATTTCAACAACAAACTCAAATGGAAACCTTACATTAGACCCTAATGGTTCTGGAACAGTTGATGTTAATTCTTCTAGGATTACAAGTGTTACTGACCCATCAAGTGCACAGGACGCAGCAACAAAGGCGTATGTGGATAGTGTCGCAAATGGATTAGATGTTAAAGGTTCGGTTAAAGCCGCAACTACTGACGCACTCGCAAACAGTCCAAGTTATAGTAATGGTTCATCTGGAGTAGGCGCAACACTTACCGCAGGTTCAAATGGAGCGATAACATTAGATGGTGTTACACTCAGTACAAGTGATAGAGTTCTTGTTAAGAACCAATCAACTACCGCACACAATGGTATATACACAGTTACAACTGTTGGTAGTGGTGCCGCAGCGTATGTTCTTACAAGGGCAACTGACGCAGATACCGCAGCAGAGTTAACAGGTGGTAGTTTCGTATTTGTAGAAGAAGGTACTGCAAACGCAGACAATGGTTATGTGTTTACACATAATGGTTCACCAACTATGGGTACTACAAACCTAACTGTAGAACAGTTCTCTGGAGCAGGTCAAATATCAGCAGGTGCTGGTCTGGCGAAATCTGGAAACACACTTTCAGTTGGAGTTGATGATTCTTCTATTGAAATAAATTCTGACGCACTTAGAGTAAAGGCGAGTGGTATTACAAACGCAATGTTAGCGGGTTCAATTGACCTTACCGCAAAGGTAACTGGAGCATTACCAGTTGGTAATGGTGGAACAGGATTAACCGCCGCAGCAAAAGGTT